CTCCAACGGATGCCCCGTCTAACATGGGTAGCAACCAGATCGCTTACGCTGGTAAGTTTGCTGGTAAGTACGATGTTGTATGTGACCCAATGTTCCCGGAAGACGAGATCATTGTTGCTTACAAGGGTGCAAACGCAATGGATGCGGGCTTCTTCTACTGCCCTTACATCCCACTACAACCGCTGGATACGGTCGTGGATCCTGAGAGCTTCCAACCGAGAAAGGGTATCCTGACTCGTTACGGCAAGGTTGCGGTTCAACCTGCATCTCGCTTCTACCGCGTAATCCGAGTTATCGGTGCTGGTAGCGACTTCCTGACGCCGCAAATCTTCAGGAACACTAGCCTCAATGGTGCTCCATTCGATGGAGCCTACTCAATCTAAGAGTTAACTCTTAGTTAAAAGATAAGAAAGGACTCAGTTTTAAACTGAGTCCTTTCTTCATTCATAGGGTAGATATATTTGATATGGGTGATAAAATAGGAATACCACTTGTTAAATCCTACGGATCTTCTTATGGAACTTACGGAGGTAGTCGATTAAAAGATTACAAAAGTCCTAAGGATACTGATTTAAACAATAAAGATTTCAAAGGCGTAAATGAATTTAAAACCTTTAATAAAACCATTAAAGATTACGTCTTAGCTAAATTAGGGTTTCCTATTATTGATGTTGAACTTGATGACTTTCAAATTCAACTATGTATAGACGAGGCTATTTCAAAGTTGGAGTATCATGCTCCTGATTGGATGACTCAGTATGCGGTATTCGACACCAGTGCAGGAGTGAATGTATACGAACTTCCTCCTGAGGTTGCAGACAATTTAAATGACGTTTGGTATAGACGAGACTTCTTCAAGTTTGGCGCGAGTCCTGGATCACTTGAGTATGATTTTGCTATCATGTTCTTTACGAATACTGGTCTATTTAATAACTATAATGTTAGCCAGTATTTGCTTATGCAGCAATACTTAAAACAAGTTAAGAATGTTCTTGGTCAGATGGCTACATGGCAGCTTATTAACAATAGGCATTTACATTTATTCCCTAAACCTGAAACAAATGGGGAATCTGTCATCCTTGAGTTTAGAGCTTTCGACCCAGAGAGCCTTCACCATGCTTACAAGAGTTGGGTTCAGAGATACACACTTGCGTTATCTAAAGAAGTTTTAGCTGGTATTAGAGGCAAGTATGCCAACCTCCCTGGCCCCGGTGGAGGAACTCGACTCAATGGAACCGAACTTATGCAGCAAGCCACTGCACTAAAGAAGGAGCTAGTTGAGGAGTTGATGACTGAAATTGAAGCTCCTCCATTATTTGATATATCATGAGATATAAGGTAACAACTCCCCCTACGAATTTCCCAGACTCGGACGCAAGAGACACACGCCTATCGTTGTTCAAAAAGAAGAACGATAGGAATCTGTTTAATCTTATAGATGCAGAAAATATTAAGTTATCTGGTTCCAGAGTTAAAGTTTTCAAGTACGTGCCTTCTAACGATATTGATGATGTTTACCAAGAGTCTAGACAAAAGACGATAGCTCCTGAACCAATAGCTTTATGGGCGCACTATGATCCACGACCCGTCGAAGAAAACCTAACTGAGTTTGGTGTTGAAATGCAAATGGATCAAATCTTTGTATTCAATAAATCATACACCGAACAAATGTTAGGATCTCCTGTCGCGATTGGGGATGTCATTCAGCCGGAATTTCAAGATATAAAATTTGAAGTTTTCGAAGTTCAAGAGGATAGCTTTGAGGCATACGGAGTTTATCACTTATTAGCACACGCTAAGTTGCTCAGAGATACACAAGATATTCATAATGAGGATTCTTTCAATCAGACTGATGAGCTAGGAGGTTATAACTAATGAGTGAAGTTGGATCTGTTGACAATGTTCAACAACGAATCGTCAAAATGACCGAGACTAGACTTCTTCCTCGCATTGATAATGTATACAAGGAAAGTCTTAGACAGGTTATTGCTACGTTTGGTAACCTATACTATATTGACGGAAACGGAAACAGAATTAAAGTAAACTGCGCTCATGGTAATGCTGAGAGAATCGCTGGCAGACTGAAGACCGACAATACTGTGGTCCTTCCCTTTATTACGATTACAGAAGTAGATTCATCCAGGGATACTAAAAGAGAAAGGTATAGTCCTTTGCTTATGCATGATGTTCATTGGGACAATCAAAAACGTAGAGCAACCAGAATTCTTAGCCTAGCTCCTCGTGCAGTTAACATAACCTACGAAGTGAACCTTTGGTGTAAGTATAAAGCCGATTTAGATATGCTAAGATCGGGGGTGTTCTCTTTATTCAACCCGGAATTAAAAGTACCTACAAATCATAGTAAAGAAACTAGAGCTTACATCGAACGGGAAAAGCCTCTGGGTTCTGTAGCTGCTGCCGATACCAAAGATAGGGTCCTACAGAAGAGTATTTCAATTACTCTTCAGACGTATATTCCTAGCCCTAAGTTCTTCTTTACAAATACTGGACAAATTAAAGAGTTCGGTGTCTAGCAAATTCGATGTCGTTGAATATTAATATTGACGAGTCCTTTGCTCGCCCTAAGCCAGTACGACCTCCTTCTAATAGGGGGACCCTTACGTTTATAGCCGAAATAGAAGAGCGAGGTCGGCCAGACATATATAGAAATCTTACTAGAGGAGTGAATGAGGTTGTCGAGCCACCTGAGGTCCCTCCTCAACCAGACACTTCAGTTAATGCATCTCTTGCTACGATTCCTGTATCCCTTGAGATATTAAGCCTTGGCTTCAAGGGTGTAAACACTCCTCTCAATCTAGCTACTGTTTCTTCAACCTTAACCGTTAGTGCAGACTTTGCTGCTAGTGATAATAAGGTTCGAAAGGATCTTGGGAGCGTATCTACCACCTTAACAGCAAGTGCAGACTTCTTAGCCACCGACAACTTTAGAAGAAATCTTGGAAATGTATCAACCACTTTAACTGTTAGCGCAGACTTCTTAGCGGCAACAAACGTTAGAAAGGATTTAGGACAACTAAATGTTTCTCTTGAAGCAAGCTCACTATCAATTGGAACCGATACTAACCTCGGAAATGTATTCACTACCTTGTCAGCAAGTAGTATCTCTCTAGCTGATCAATTAAACCTTGGAACTGTTTCAAGTACGCTTACGGTTGATGGAGAGTTTGAAGGCGTAGATAACCAAAGAAAGGATTTAGGTCAAGTAAATGTTTCTCTTGAAGCAAGCTCGATGTCTATCGGGACTGATACTAGCCTAGGAAATGTACTCACTGTCTTAGCGGCAAGCAGTATATCCTTGGCTGACCGAGTAGCCCTTGAGACTGTTTCAAGCACTCTCACGGCTAGCGCAGGATTCCTAACAACTACTAATTTAGGTCTTGTTGAAACTGACCTTGAGGCTAGTGGTTTATCAATCACCACTGACGTTGAAAATCTCGCAGTGGTCGAAACTGACCTTGAGGCTACCGTCCTATCTCTGAATACCGATCTTATATTCTCTCTACCAGATGATATGGTAAGTCCTCCCGACCCTGCACCTTAAAGATGTCGATAATTTAAGAGTGGTTTAGTTAATGTTTATAGCTAAATAATGTAGGAGTTATATACTATGTGGACGAATAGAGGTAAGCAAAGAATGTTCGAAGAATTCTTCGAAGCTAGTAGTGTGTCTACTGATTTTAGGTTGCAGTTAGCTTCGGCTACCGTCCCTACTGACGAGACAGAATGGGGAGCAGATGTTAGCAATACTTCTCAAGTAGTATTAGTATCCGCATTAACCCCTGAAGAAAGTTCCATCGTGAATCCATCGGGATTAATTGTTATTAGAAGCACAACCTCAACTTCGGGATTCGATGTTTCTAGCGGAGTAGAGCTAGGGTTAAGCGCAGCTAGGGCTGTACTAGTAACCACGGGGGATCGGTATCAATTCTCAGGAACTATTACGGGTGCTAGATATGTGTTGTTAACTGAGAGTAAAACTCCTACAGGTACATTTGTAGCGAATGATGCCGAAATATATGCTTGGTGGGATATTGGATCTGAAACTAATATAACCGAGGGTAATACCTTAACAATCACTAATCTGTCTCTGCAAGCAAATTAACCATTTTTAAATTTATTTGTTAGTAAATACATTAGGAGCCTTTAAATGAAAAACATAAGAAATACAAGTCTGCAAGGATTATCCATCGTGCTTAGTAAGCCGGGAGGTTTAACCGAGGCTAAATACCTCTTACCTAAGCAGGCAATCACGGTCCCTAGTTCTTGGGGTGGTAAGATTCTTGAAAACTTAGTTTCAAGAAGAATGATTAAAGTTGTGGAACTAGTTGATCCCACTCCCACCCCTACTCGTGCGCCCACACAAGCTCCCAAAAAATTGAAAAGGTAATTAATCCATGGCACTTCCCACTAGTCCTTCTGTTGTCGTTATAGAAAATGACATTTCCGTATTTGCTCCCAATGTTGATTCCAGCGTTGTGGGCTTGGTTGGGTTTGCGAATAAGGGTCCGACCAACAAAGCTACACTCATCACTAGTCCTGAGAATCTTATCAGAAAGTTTGGTGAGCCTAATAGCACAATCCCTGGTCAAGGTTTAGAAGGTGCCATCGAAATTCTCGAAGCTACCAATCAACTTTACTTTGTAAGAGCCGCGAACACGAATGCCGCACAAGCGAGTGCTAGTGTTTCATTTGGAGCTAGTCCTGCTTTTCAAGTTAGTGGATTCACGGCAGAGGACCCATCCTCACTCAACTACGTAATCTACGACAACGCTGGGACTTTTAAAGCTAGCGCAACTGTTGAGCTTAAAGCTTCTTCTACCACTGATACGAATCTTAACACCCCTCAAAAAGTTATATCTGCTGCGTTTGATAGGAACGCTACGGGTGGTCAGGATGTTATCTCTTACATTGAAGATGGTAAGATTTTCCTAGCATCAAAGTATGCTGGGTCCGGGGCTACCATGCAGCTTTCGGCGGTTGACGAGGGGGCTACTCCTGCTCAACATCTGAGCTTCATTCCAGTTACTGTCAATGGTGCTACGAGTGGTACCGGAGACACTCCTAACTTAGTGAATGATGTAACTACTAATGGTTTCACAGCATCCGCAGATTTAAATCTTAACGTTTACTCACTTTATCCTGGTACGGGTTACAACATAACGACTAAGCCTGATGGTTCTGTTAAGGGACTTTCGGTTGAAGTGGATAACTTGTCCATTCTAGATAAGATTGTTGTTAACAGTGATGGGTCTCAAGCTGAGTTCTTTAACATTAATGTTCAACCATCCAGCTTAGAATACATTGAAAGCTCCTTGTTCGAAGACTCAGCTAACGATTGGCTTAACAATAGATCAGAGTATATCTATGTTGAAATTGAAAAAGATGATGGGACCGATGCTACCACATTCCTGCCTGATGATTGGGGTGCTACGCTAGCCGCTACTGGAGCAGCCTTTGCGGGTAACACGACCAATCCGGGTGGCTTGGCTGCGGGATCGAAACCTCGTTTTGTAAAGCTTGTTGAAACAACTCAAAACTTTGTTAGTGGTAACAGTGGGTGGAGTACTGATGAGGATCCTGACTCAGGTCTCGACATTACAGCACTGATTGGTACCTCCACCAAGAAGACGGGTATTCACGCTCTTGATGACGATGTGCTAAACATCTCTCTTGCGGTTGCTCCTGGGTTTAGTGATGATTCCGTTCAAAATGAATTGATAAACCTTGGTGAATCCTCCAAGAACTTCTTTGCTCTTGTTGCTCCTCCTTATGGTTTCGACGAAGCTCAGGATGCAATCAATTGGATCAATGGTCGAGGAGCCAGAACGGCTTCCCTAAACACCTCTTATGCTGCTGTTTACTGGCCTTGGGTTCAAGTATTCAATCCATTCGCGGGTAAGGAAGAATGGTATGATCCATCGATCTTCGCTGCTCGTCAATGTGTCTTTACGGACAGCGTGAATGACCCTTGGTTCGCTCCTGCTGGCTTCCGTAGAGGTCGATTGACCAAGCCTACCAATACAGAAGTTAGAGTCAACCAGGGGGATCGTGATGCCCTTTACGTTAACAACATTAATCCGATTGCTAACGAGCCTCAAACGGGCATTGTTGTTTTCGGCCAAAAAACTGCACAACGACTTCCGACTGCTTTAGACAGAGTTAACGTGCGAAGACTGATGATTTACGTCAGAAAAGTTCTCCTTCAATTGGGTAAGCCTTTCCAGTTCGAGCCTAACGACTCGTTCACTTGGGAGCAGGTTACGGATGCTGTTAAGCCATTCCTCACCGACCTAATTTCTAGACGAGCGATTACCGAGGGTGCAGTAAAATGTGACTCTTCCACGAACACTCCATTGAGAGTTGACAGAAACGAACTATGGTGCTCGGTGACAATCAAACCGACGAAGGCTGCTGAGACCGTAGTATTTGAAGTGAACCTGACTAGCCAGTCAGCAACAATTAGCTAAGGAATAAGAAATGGTCTTACCTCGTACTAGTATAATTTCTGATGCGTTACAACGCACTACAGGAACTAACGGTCCTCTGCCGGAGATCTCCACGGATCTCGAAACGATTAGAACCTATCAGTTCGAAGTTAACTTTAATGGCTTCCCTGGTATCACCAGTAACCAAAATGTCCGAGGCGATGTAACCGTTGCTGCAAAACAAGTTGGTACAATCTCGTATGGGGTTGAGTCTCTTGCTCTCAACAGACTTAACGACAAGGTCCACTATCCTGGCAAAGTAACCTACGAGCCTGTCGAGATTACCTTTGATAATCTTCTCCTCAAAAACTCTACTGAAGCTCTATGGAATACCTTTAAGGAAGTCTACAGCCCTATTACGGGCAAGTCGGGCTACCGTGGTGGAAATGGTGTTTCCTACAAGGGTGAGAAGATGACAATCGTTGAGATGAACGGTGACAACGTCCCTGTAGGTGGTGTGGAGCTTTACGGTGTATACCCTGAGAAGGTTGTTTTCTCAGAGAAAAACTACGGCACGAATGAGTTCTCTACTGTTACAGTTACGTTTAGATTCGACTTTATGAACTACAGCAGAAGGGTCAATGGTGACGCTTCGGGTAGATTTGTAAATACGGCTAGACCTCAGGCGTAGCATAACCTAACCTCTATTAAGGTAGCCTTCTCTCTAAATATAGGGGGAAGGCTATTTGTCTATTATAAGTTATGAGAAAGGAAGACATACTCAAAAGCTACAGTAAAGTCCATAGTAGAGAACTAAGGTTGCTGGAGCAAGGTGAAGAAGAAATACTGCCGGAAGAGGAAAGCCTTCAGAGTAGAACATCAGCAGCAGTAAGGATTCTCAATGGGTTAACCTGGACTCAAAGAACTCCCACAGAGGATGGTACAGGTTCCTGGCAAGCTGTGGTTGACGCTGGCGTACCTAACAAGTCGGGAAAGACTACTAGAGATCTAAACTATAACACCGGAACAGGTAAGCTATCAGGAACTCCCCCAAGGTTTCAAGCACAGGTTGTAGCGCAAGGTATACCAGCAGCGGGCACAAGTTGGGTTCAAGATTTAAGCCCTTCTTTAACTGCTAGAGGTGATGCACAGCAACAGTTTAAACAACTGCTTGGGCAGCTAGTAGGGGACACTGAGGTAACTAAATCAAAGTCACAGAGGGACATAGAAGATAAGATTCGTCCTGGAGGTGCCCTTGATCAGATTGATGATGTCTTTGATCCAGAGATAACTAAACAAATTAGAGCTAACCTGGAATCAATCTCTGAAAGCTTAGGACCTGTATGGGAGGGTATGTCTGAAGAGAACCATCAAGCATACCAGAATACTATAGCGAACTTTCAAAAAGAATTTGTAGGATCTTCTAAGCGTTCCTTTGAGAGCAAGCTTTTAACAGATAAAACCCAACTAGCTCTTGTCAATGGTGAATGGGTATCCACAACCAAGTCTCCCACTGCCTTGCAAAGTTTGTCAATTTCAGAAAGTGTTAAAGACTTAGTTTCATTAGCGAGTACCGATAACCCTTCTCCTGAACAATGTGAGAATACTACTAGAGACTTTGCTATCCAAGCGGGTACCGATAGAATTATAATTAGCCCTAAGGGAGATGGTGATGATAGGGTTCTGGCTCTGTCTTTTGCTGATCCTAAAAAGACTCTTAGAAACACTCTTATTCGTGCGAGCCGCAACTGTCAACCGTCTTTGGAGGATGCCGAAGATTCTATTAAGAAAGTAAGGGTTCAAGCTATCGATGAATCTGAGGGTGGGAAGGGTGATAACGCAGCGAGAGGGTTTGCTTTTGAAGATATCCTTGAGGTATTCTCTCTCATACAGATAAAGAAGGGTATGCAAGGGGAAGCTAGTGAAGAATTTAATAACGTTCTGATCAATAAATCAATGA